GATCAATCACTTTCAAGAACATACATTCTCATTCATTTGGGCAATTCAATATTTGTTTTTTCGCTCGATCGCCCTCATATCTCTCATTGATATTCATATTTGGATTTATAAAGTGTGACCAATCGTGTGACCAAAATTGAAATCAGAAACTAAATTCGTTTATACTCCCGTTAGGAGTTGATTCAGAATGACCGATTTTGAGCGTAAAGTGTATCGGATTATTTTTAACATGAGCCGCTTTGGGAAAAATCCCTCCATGGAACAATTGAAAAGGAAAACGGGAAAAGATGAGCAGACGATCCGTGCTGCTGTGAAGAATTTGATGAGGCAGCGCGTTTTGAAGTGGGATAAGAAAAAAGAAGAGTGGATTTTCTAACTTTACATTGACAATTCCATAAGAAAATAGTATAATAATATTAACAGAGCTCACACGCCTCTTGTTCTTCGGAATAATGCGGACCACAGTGAGACTTTTTTTTATCTAAAGGATGGTAAATTATGTCAAGTGTACATACCCCTAAAGTCTTTAAAACACATGAAGAACAGCTTGAAATACTTAAACAACGTGGTTTAAAAGTTGATGATGACACTGAAGCATTAAACACCCTAAAAAAAATCAACTATTACCGTTTGACAGGATATATGTTAACGATGAAGGTAAACGACGAATTTCATTCAGACGCTTCATTTAATGATGCAGTACGCTTACATAATTTTGATGAGAAATTAAGAAGGATTTTATTGAGGGCTATTGAGTCTATAGAGATTTCATTTAAAGCTCAACTGGCATATAGTTTTGCAGATACTTATGGTCCTTTAGGATACCTTTTTTCAGAAAATTTCAACCACGATCAAAAAAGTAAAAAATTCCATGGAGATTTCATTGAAAAATTATCTAACACAATCATGAATAGCAGTGATCTTTTTGTTGTTCATCATCGTAAACATTATAATAGTAAGCTGCCTATTTGGGGCGCAGTTGAATTACTTACGATGGGCAATATATCAAAATTTTATAAAAACATGCACAGCAAAGATAAGAAAGTAATCTCAAAAAGCTTATATAATGGACTTTCGCATGCCGTGCTTAGTAATTGGCTTGAGGCTATTACTATATTAAGAAACACATGCGCCCACTATTCAAGAGTTTATAATAAAAAATTCTCATTTTCGATTAGACTATCGCCAAAGATAAAATTAAATAACAGCAAGCTTGTTTCATTTATTTATATTTTGAAGATATTGTTGTCTAAACAAGAATGGAGTAGGTTTCTTAATAGTTTTTTAGTTTTAACAGAAGAGTATGATGATGTAATAGAAATGCATCATATGGGTTTCTATAATAATTGGAAAGAATATATTAATTGATCCCCCACCGAAATGGGGGATTTTATTTATTTTAAGAGTGATTCAAGTTTTGCTTTCGTCTTCGGCCCGAAAATGCCATCAGCAGTCAGGCCATACATGGACTGGAATCGCTTGACCGCATTTGCTGTTTTCGAGCCATATGCGCCGTCGATTCCAAAATTCTTTGCGCTCTTATCTGGGTAGTAATGAAGAGCCGCCAGAGCCGTTTGAATCTGTTTTACGGCCTCCCCTCGGGTCAATGGGCTTGTGACTTTAAAAACACCCGCAGGCAGGCTGAATTTTGATTTTTGAGTGGATTTAGGCTTTGACGATGTTGCTTTCTTCTTGCCGCCGCTTTTCAGCTCGTTATCGCTTTTGATATAGGAGACATTCACATATCCGTGGAATGTCTGGCCTTTTGAATTGGTGTATTCAACATATCCCCATCCGTTGACAGTTGATCCAAGCTGATATTTCACAACCGTACCATTCGGCAGGTTAAGCACCATGGAAGAAGAAGCGCTCCGTTGCGTACGTAAAACAAGGCCGTCACTTGAAACCACCGTGTTTTTGATAAAACGGCCTTTATTCGAATCGGTGTTGGTTTTCGATTTGTTGTTAGTTGGTTTGTTAATTACTACCCCACCTAATCGCGCTTTTACTCCATTCTTGAAATCAGTAAACCCTTGGGATCTGCTTACCCATGGGGCCGGACAGATTTTGTGTGTAATGTCATAGTGCCGCACGATGTCATTGATCGGATCAAGTTTATACATTTTGCACAGCTCGGCACAAACTTGTTCTGCGCGGGCAATGGTATCAGGATGGAAAGTGCCGTTCTTTTCAATGCAAAGCTCCACGCCTATAGATAAGAAATTCGCATTCGGTTTCAGTGCAGCGACGCCCCGGTAAGGCTGTCCGTTGACGAATTGCTGAACGTCATTCGCATGATAGGCCACCTCATTCAACGGAATGATGCAAATAGCCTCTGTACGATCGACAAAGATGTGGGCCGATGCAAACGTCTGTTTTTTCTCAGATAGATTTCTGTTCTGTGCGGGGAGCGTTTGACCAAAGTATCTATAATGATTGGCAGCAGGCGCGCCGGGGTTGGCCGTGTAATGCACCACAAGTTTCTTCACGCCGTTGTTTTTGATTCCCGGCCGCGTCCATTTATTAATATCAATATATTGGTTTTTAAATGCTGACATAAAAAATCTCTCCTATTCTGTTTTGAAATATAAAAAGGCCGCCGAACGGCAGCCCTTACTTGGTTAAATCATGCTGTTTTAAAACGGCTTTTTGCTTATGGCCTTTTTCAGTCACATAGTTGTTTTTGAACCATGCTACCAGTGACATGATGATCGTAAAACCGATGGAGCCGCCTAAATAAACCGCGTCCGCAAGGTCATTCACTTGATCATCTGCAATCGGTAGCACATCCTTACCAAACATCACTAAAACTTGGTTTACGAGAGCAATAAAAAGAAGCACAGTCCGGACGACTGTACCTTTGTCGAATTTTTTCATATGTTATTTTCCTCCTTATTTTTGCAGCAGGTTATACATGATCGCGATAGCCCCGCCGATAAAACCGGTGCTGACTGCCGTTATTATGGCTCCTGTGATGGTCCGTTTGATCCAAGTCGTATTTTCATCAATTTTGTTCAGCTTTTCGTTTAATGAAATGATTTGCTGATCATGCCTGTCTGAAGAACGCTCAAGGACACTCACTCGCTGTTCAAGAGTCTTTTGCCCGGCTTTAACCTCTGTTATTTCTTTTTGTAAAGCATTCACTTCCGGTACCTCCGTCATTTGTGACATTAGTACGCCCCCCTTTTTCTATCTCATACGCTTCACCTCCTTCGAGGCAAAATAAAAACACCTATTCAGTTACAGGTGCTGGTTCACTATTATTTTCTTTCGCCGCTACTGTCGCATTTAATTGCTTTTCGAGTTCCTCGCGTTTATTATCTGCAAACGTGTATAGCGCTTTATATTCGGCCAGCTCATTATTCTTCAGATTCAATTCCTGCTGTAGGGAAGCAGCTTTATATGCTGCAATTTGTAACTGGTCCTGAAGTTGCTCTTTTGTCATTTCTTGCATGCCTTTCACTCCTTACTCTTGATCGGGATACGCATTACCGCGTTCGCTTTCTGTAATTTCATCATATTCCGCTTGTGTGATGCGGCCTTTCTCAACGGCTTTTCTCATTTCAACGGTCAAAACAGTTCCGTTTTTCCAGCAATCCTCAAAAAACCCGAAAAGAGCACTTCGGTTCTCCAATGGGCTCCCCCCGTTTCCTTTTATTGATTCATTAAGAGATTGCAAACCCGCTGAAGGTCATGGACTTGCTCCTGCAACTTTTCCTCTGTAGTCTTTTCCTTTTCTCTATCTTTTGCTTCAATATTTAATACCACGGGCTCAAGCTTCATCTTTGCCATCCTCCTTATTTTGAACGTAGATTGTTATAAGCCCCTCTCGGTTGCCTTGTGGATCAACGACAATTTGAACTGGAATCATAATAAGCTTTTTGCTCCCACTGTACCCTTGGTAATAACCATCAGGCTCTACATAGGTTTTTGTGAGCAAATAGCTTATCTCATCAGACTTTATATCATGAAGGACATATAATTGATACGCTACTTTGGTTGTATCGTCCGGCTGCAGATCGAACGAAACAGCCTCCATGGGATATGTCTTGTCTCCTTTTTTTATAGAGCCGGCAGTTATTTCGATTCCCGCGCTGGTTTCTTCTATTTCGATGCCGTCCGCATAATAAAGACTCATGTTAAAATCCCTTTTTTCAATCATAAAAATTACTCCCTTATTGTGATTCGTAAAAAATAACAATTTGAACTTTTATCGTTTTTCCCGCAACTCCGGCAGTAGTCCCGGTCCCTCTCACTCCAATATCAACAGAACTGGCACTTATATTTTCTAATCCTACCGTAACCGCATTAGAATATGCGCCAATCGCTGTACCTACCGCTGCAAAAACGTTCTCAGGCGCATAATAAAAACTATCAACAAAAGGAATGCGATTGTAGCGCGCGTACGCAGTTGCCCCTCCGTCAGGCGGCAGTTTAATGTCCCAAGTAAAGCAGTAAACCATCAAACCGTATTGCAGGCCTCCATGCTTGTCTTCTAATTCTGTAGAAACATTGCCACCCATCAATTTGAATTCGCAATTTTTTGCATTCCCTGCTACAACTTTGGTTCCCAATGGTAGCGTTAAATCTGATGCGTCAACAATCGTTTTTTGGCCTGATTTCAGTCGAATGACCCCGGGGACATCAATATCTAAATTATTCGGTTTAAAGCGATAAATAGTAGCTGATCCTTCAAAAAGGGCCTGATAACGGTTATATGTGAACGGCTCTCCTATATTTTTAGGATTGGTAGTAGCAGTAAGAAGAAAGGCGTCTTCTTCAACAGCTGCCTGTCTTTCCATTTTCATATTAAAATGGCTTATAACTTGTCCAACATCTCCTATTTCTGAATACATTGAAATAGTTGGAACCGTTTCATATGCGGTTTGCTCGCCTGCGCCACGGAGCTCAATTTTGCCATCACCAATTGAGACTGTTCTGTAGATTTCATTAGAGGAATCACCAGGATCGTAAAACCTTCCTTGTTCCTGCGTTATTTTCGCAGAACTAACAACCAATTTGTTGTAATCATAATGAGAGTCTCTGGTGAATTGGTAAATCTTATCACCTTCGATATAGTATTCGGCATCTTCTGATTGTGTCAGCGCCTCGAAACGGGCCCCTTTTATGTCCACACCCTCTATCGTGATACCTTTTAACGTCCCGACGTTTATTTTGTCCGCTGAAAGGTCTTTGATCTTGGCGTTTGTTATTGAACCGTCAATGATGTGTACCGAATCAATTATTGCTTCTTTTAGATGCGCCTTTGCGATAGCCGCATTTTGAATAGCCGCTGTCCCGATAGCCGCTTCAGCTACTTTCGCACTTGTTATGGCTGCATTTTTTATATGAGCTGTTTCTATTACCGCCTTTTGGATGTGGTCGCCATCAATAACACCATCAACCAGCTGAGTATCAAACGGGCTATAACCATAATCAGAAATAACATCGCCTTTGCGCACCTGTACTTTACGAATAACAAAGCTACAGGGCTCAGTGTTTCCGTTTCGATTATATCCGCCGATTCCAATTGTGTAATCAGAGCCGGTTTCCGGAGCAGTAAATTTGATATTAACCCTTATAAATTGGTCAGACGGAAAAGCAGAAATATCTTTCTGTTCATTGCTGCTAATCTGTATGAAAGTGCTGCCTTTTTTCAAATGAATATAACTTATGTCGGTGGTATTATTCCGTTTTATTTCAAATGACAGTGTATATTGTTGATCTTTGACCAATGCCATTCTTTGAATATTAACAGGCGAGGACCTGTTCCCGCATATTCCGAAAGCTATTCTAGTTGTTCCATTGATGATCTGAGAAACAGTCATTTCATTAAATTCTTTTTCCTCAACACTGTGGCTGGTGTCCGTATAATCATAGAACCATTTAGATTTTAAAAGAGAGCCAGGTAAGATATTAGCATCATCAAAGTTTCTTGAAAGTTTATCAGCATCAACGGCCAGCTGGGCCAGTTTTTCCTTTGTGATCGCTCCGAAAACAATGTCATCAGTCAAAATGCGCTGAGTGGTCGCGGAAAACTGATCCGTGAATTCGCTCGCTGTGCCTCGTGTGTTGATTGAGCGCAAGCGATAATACCAAACTTCATTTACTCCCGTAAAATGCTCATATCCGCCTGTTTTGCCTCTGAAAATACGATTCTCTTTTAATGGAGTGAATCCATTTACTTGTGAAGCATATACCTCATAGGCTGCAATATAACTGGACGGATCATAATCCCATGTCAGGGCCACATTCTGAAACATTGCCTTGATCACTACATTCGACGGAACTGGCGGGGCTTTGTCAGGGAAACTGCCATCCGTAACCTCGCCGGCATCCGGTTTACTTTCCCAAGTACCGCGATTTTTTTCAATTACGCTTTCAATTTGATCAATCCGGCCATCTTTTTGTAATGCTGATAAAAATTGACCGATCTCTACGACGCAAGTATTTTCTGGGTCGGTAATATCGTATTCCATTGAAATAACGCGCTGCGATGTCTCGATTGGAATAGCGAAGTTTCGATCAATTGCGATCGTTGTATCTCCCAATTCCACATGTTCGTGTTCGTGGCCCGGCACGCTCTCAAGCAGTTGCACGGACAGCTCATAATTGATTTCTGTCTTACATGCAGTTGTAATCAAATGATTATATGTGGCCTTTAAAAGCTCTTCCGGCTCCGTTATGTCTTCATCATTGAATTGGCCTTCCCGATGGATCAACTTTCCATCTTTAAGGCGGCCCAATCGTTCTAATAAATCCGGATCGCCAACCCATTCCTGGCCTAAAGGCTTATCGACCGGGTCGCCTTTTGTTTTTTTCCATTCTACTTCAGAGAAATCAATAAAACGGGAATAACCGCCCGTCTCCTCTCCTTCCTCATCAGTAGATGCTATGGATGCTCCGTAACCCCAAAGGGCTGTCACCGGGTAACTGATAACGGTCCGCCGGATATTCGTTGTATCCTTATCACTCTCAAAGCGCTTCCCGCTGTCTTTACCGCGACGGGGAAGTATTTTTATGATTCGTTTAACGACCTGATTTCCATCAAATTCTATAGTGTCCTGAAGCTCTCCGCCCCATATGTTAATCACGTCAGCGATACAATCCAACGCTGTTTTTTTATAGAAGGTAGTCGAATTCACTCCAAGCTCCGCCGTTACTTCCGCCACCCATCTTGACCGAGAAAGAACGTTGTCCAGTACAAACTGAGCAGTTTTATTGGTAGGGCGAAAATCTTTTACAAAGGTTTCAGCAAGCTCCATCATGGCAGCTTCACAGGTAACCTGAGTGTTAATCTCTCCTTCTTCACTTGTATCATCCAGTTCCTTGATGACAAACAGACGCATTACACCGTCCTTATCCTTGAATACCACTTGATTCTCTTCGAATAGGAAGCGCGCGTCAGGGTGGGAGGCATCGGCTACAAAAGAAAAAGAAGAGCCCTTGTTGAGCTCTTCCTTGTATTTTGCATCCCAGAACGTACAGGTTTCTCGTCCGTGGCTGGACAGCACTGTCAATAATTTATCATCTGGTGAAAGTATATAAATGTCAGCCATGACCGGACCTCCTTACAAATATGCCTCATTAAATTTGATACTGCTCTTATGACTGAACTTGATTTTAACTGGCGTCCTGGGCGGCAGCAGAAACCAATCTGATTGAATTTGAAGTGCTGTCATGATTAAATTACCGCTGCAAGTGACCTTTCTTTTTGCTGAATCAATTACAAGTGTGTCACCAGCGATGAAATCGTACAGCAGCTTGATCGTTTTCGATACAGACCCATCATCATTAAGAAGAGCCACCTCATATGAAGTGGCTTTCTCTTCAAAGACGCATTCGATTGTCGGGTCTACGGCCGCATATCCCGGATTAATGATAGTCTGAATACCTGAATTAAATTCAAAATCCTTCGCCGGGCCGTATTTTTTTGGGTCAGGACAGATAAAAGTCAATGTTGCAGTCTGAAAGCCTCCCTGTTCTTCGCCTTCTGAAATGCTTTCAAAGACAGCGTTATAGAATCTGTCGGGCTCATCATGAAAAATTAACGGTTTAGGCTCTTCAGTGTGCAGAATAAAAGTCAATTCCTCCTGCTTTTTCTTCAACTCTTCTTCACTGCTGAAGGCAAAAAGAACCTCAATGGTTATGACTCTTACAGGGATTCTTGTGTTCCGCAGGAAACCGCCGGGGCGATTCCCGATAGTGGCTGTATTCACTTCTCTTCCTGTCACTCCCCGGCCGCCCGTGGTCTTCACATAAAAGAAGGGTGATATATCAATACCATCAAACGTGATTTTCCATTGGTTAGGCAGTAGTTCCTGATAATTGATCAATTAAATCTCGTCCTCCTTGCGTTCGACCTTTTCTGAGCGTCTGTGACAGGTTTTTCTACGCCTTGACCGACCTTCTTGCTGTCCAGCTCAACAACAATCATTCTGTCAGGCAATTCAAGGTTCCGGATGTCCGCGCTCAATTCTTTTCTAACCGTGCCGAGTTCGCTGCTAGAAATGGATGTGTCATATGCAAAATTCAGATCCTCCTGCTGAATAGTCATGGCATCACTGACGGCTCCCATAGCTTTTTGAACAGTGCCGATACCATTCTGAATCCCCACAGCGATACCAGCAGGAACCATGATCCCCACCTGATCCCGCATCAGTCTGGATGGGGAGTGGATTTTCAATTTTTTCTTAATGGTTTTCTCAATTGTCGATGCGATGGAGTTTGCTTCTTTCGCCAACTCGCCCTTCATGTTCTTCATTCCAGAAATAATGCCGGCCATTGTATTTGATCCGATGGCTTTACCGCTTTTCTTCAGAGAACCCAGCTGTTTTACATCCACTGTAAGCTCCCCAATTTTGCGGAGATAGTCATTTTTCAGAAGTGCCAGTTCTTTATTTGCGGCCGACCGTAATTCATTTATTTTCTTGGTCGTCGCGTTCTTCAACCCGGTTAATTCTTGGGTAGCCTGGTCACTGGCCAGCTTGTGCTTTTCTTTCCACAGACTGACATACTCATTTAGCTCCGAATCTGTCATGCGGGCTATTGCATTAATCTGATCAGCTGACCCGACACCCATTTCTTTCAATTCGTCTGTGAACGCCTTCGGTGCCCGGCTTGCTATTTTTGTGATGTCAGTGTTGAACGTTTTGATCTTGTCCAGCTGCTTTTTAAGATTTGAAGTCAGCTTGGAGCCGTTCACATTTTGACTTGAGACATCGTCAAATAGACCGATGGCGTTATAAATCGCGTCAGTTCGGTCTTGCAACTCCTTTTTATAGGCATCGTTGGCCGCCTTAATATCGGCAGTCAGTTTATCATTCACTTTTTTGAATTTTGAGAGATAAGTATTGTTTGCAGAAAGAATGCCCTTGTTAAGTTTGTCAGCCGCTTTCTTTTCGGCTTCCTTCTGCTTTCTGGCCTTATCAGTCATAGCTTTTTGAGTCTGATAGATTTCCCGTTGAACCTTTATTTGCTGGTCAGAATTCAGCTTGTTCTTCTTCTTGATTTTCTCAAGCGTTTTGATATAGGTATTCCCGCTGATTTTTCCTGTATCGTATTTTGCCTCAGCTTTCTTAATCTGATCTGATACTTTCTTGGTATACGCCAGTTTCGCCTTCGCTTCCTTGCGCTGCTGCTCTTTCAATAGCTTCTTCTGTTTATCAGAGGCGTTTTTGGATGCCTGATATATCTCGCGCTGTATTTTTCGGTTTTGCTCGCTGGTAAGCTTGTTTTGCTTCTGAATCTTCTGCAATGTTTTGATATACGTATCCGCGCCCATTTTCTTGGTGTCATACTTCACTTCAGCGTTCTTAATTTTGTTGGATACCTTTACCTCAGCCGCCTTCTGAGCTGCTTTTGCTGCTTTTGCCGCGGCCGCTTTTACTTTGGCCTGTGATTTATCAATACCAGCCGCCATACCGGTGCCGACGTGATAACCGACCTGGTCACGCATTACCCTTGACGGAGAATGGATTCCCAGAAGTTTTTTCATGCCGTTGGGAATAGCATTTGCCATTGATTTTACTTTGCTCGCTAATGCTCCCGCCATGCCGCTGATACCTTTTATTAAGCCTTGGATGATGTTCTTACCGATCTGCCACAAGTTAATGCCGCGGAAAAACTTCATGACACCGTTCCATATGCTTGTAATTGTTGATTTTGCTGATTTCATTATGCCGGAAATAGCATTTTTCATACTATTGAATAGGCTTTTAGCTGTACTCACGAGCCCTTTCCAGAGCCCTGTCACAAAACCTTTAACGGCGTTCCACACGCTTGTGAAAACACTTTTGGTGCCATTCAGCATGCCGCTAAAAAATGACTTCAATCCATTCCAAATGCTCTTGGCAGTAGAAGATACAGCTTTCCATACTGTGGTAACAACAGTTTTTATCGCATTCCAAACGGTGCTGAAGATTTTCTTTTGCGTATTTAGCCAACTGGTGAAGAATGTTTTCAATCCATTCCAGATTGATTTTCCAACTGATACAACGCCCTTCCAGATCGAAGTAGCAATTGTTTTGATACCGTTCCAAATGCTTGTGAATGCTGTTTTCATTCCATTCCAAACAGATGAAAAGAACGTTTTCAAACCATTCCAGACAGACTTCCCGACTGACACAATGCCTTTCCAAGTTGAAGTGGCGAATGACTTAATGCCGTTCCAAACCGTTGTGAACGCGGTTTTCATCCCATTCCAGAGTGATGAAAAGAATGTTTTCAGGCCGTTCCAAATGCTTTTAGCTGCCGATACAATTCCATTCCAAACAGTAGAGAAGAACGACTTTATTCCGTTCCATGTTGATGTTGCTATCGTCTTTATACCTGTCCAGACAGTAGACAACCAACTGGAAATAGCCCCCCATGCCGCAATTGTAGCCGATTTTACCGTGTCCCAATTCGCAATGATCAAGGCTACCAGACCGATGACAGCCGCCGTAATCCATCCGATAGGCCCCATTGCGATGACCCATGATGCCGCCATACGTGCCGCCTGCGCTGCCGCTTGTGCCGCAAGCACGACGAGTTGCCGGCCGAATAAAACCATTTGCTTACCGCCTGCAACCAACAAAGATATAAAATTGCTGATCTGCGCCGCCGTCCAAGCCGCTGCCATGCGGGTTGCCTGTGCTATGGATTGCGCTGCGAGCACGGTCATTTTGGCAATGAAAAGACCCATCTGCTTAATCCCGTTTGTCAGCATTGTGATAAAAGAGGTGATCTTCATTGCTGTCCATGCGGTTGCTGTACGGGCAGCACTTGCGATTGATTGAGCAGCCATTACAGTCATATTCTTGATCCATAAACCCATTTGAACAATGCCGCGCTTCAGAGCAGAAACAAACGCTGATATTTTCATGGCTGTCCACGATGCCGCCATTTTCACAGCATTAGCTGTTGCGCTTGCTGCCATCGTTGTATACTTCGCAATGAATTGACCCATCGTGACAATTGCTGATTTTAATTGGGTAATCAATCCCACAGTTCTGATCCCTGAAACCGCCGAACCAAAGCTCCGCAAATATTGAGCTGCAGTCATAAAATCTTTAAGCCCATTTGTGACAGCACTGACCGCTACTATCGCTGGAACAATAGCTCTTAAAGCACCAATTAATGAAATACCAGCTGCTATAAATTTCCCGATTGCCGGGTTTGCCTCCATCGCAGCATTAGTAAATTTCAAAAACCCGTTTACATTCTCCAAAATCGTTTTACCGAGTGGAGCCATGCCAACAAGCAAGTTGATGATAGTCTTCGCGATCTGCCCCAATGTGCTCCATACTGTAGGGCCGTTGGTTTTGATATAGTCAATGAACGATTGAAATTCTTTTGTTTTCGTAACGCTGCCTGCCCACTCATTGAACCGCTTGGTCAGATCTACGAGTGATGTCATCATGTCTTGAGACATAGGAGCGAATCCAGTAAACAGCTTTGTCAGGCCGCCCGAAAAGTTTCTGATGATCTGTAGCAGTTTCGGGCCGTTGGTTTTTGTATACTCCACGAAAGCCTGAAATTTCTTTGAAGAACCCAAGTTCGCTGACCATTTCACCCATGATTGGGTCATTCCTTCGATGGATTTTGTCATGCTCTTTCCGGTCGGTCCGAATGCTACGATCAGATTAAAAACTGTCCGTAAGACATTCCCGGCAGATCGGCCGAATGAAGCAAACGCCTTCGGAGCTTCTTTGTTCAGATAGGAAATGAATCTCTGCATGTCCGGAGCTTTAAAAGCTTTGTCCATGCTTTTCGCCAGTCCCACGCCCTCTTTCGCCAGTCCGTCAAACATTGGAATGAGTGAGTTGAGAGCGAGTTTAAACGTATTTAGAGACATACCGAATGTTTTCAAGATCGGCTTTTGAACCATCGTACCGATGTCCCGCCAGTTGTCTTTAAAGTCTTCGAGGTTCTTTAATGCCTCTCTCTCTTCTTTTCCAAGAGATTTTTGCAGATTATTGATCTGTTTCATGATCTTAGCGCGCTCTTTTGCGCTTGTTGCATTGTCCAGCTTCTCCTGCAGCTTGGAAAGGTCTTCGGATGCTTTGAATACACCGCTTATCGAAGTAATAGCAAGGGCGCCGAATGCCGCCGCGCCTGTTCCCGCTGTTGCAAATGCACTGGTTAACCCCATTACTCCGCCGGCTGCCACCCCGAGCATAGGACCCAATGAGCCGATTACCCCGACAATACTTGCAAGGGCTGGCGAGATTGCAGGGAGTAGGGACGTTAGTGCCCCGGCAATTGAATGACCGATGACTGTTGAAACTGAGTTTGTGATCTTGGCAAGTCTGTTCATTGACGTTTCAAACCGATCAATTCGAGCCTCTATACTGATCCATACTCTTCTCGGTAAGGACGCCAGAGCAGCACGAGCCGTTGCCACAGAGCGCATAAGTGCAGCCGTGTTTCCGTTTATGACCGTGGTAATTCTGTTTGGCAGTGAAGCCAAAGCTGAACGGACTGCCGAAACCCCGCGCATGATAGGCGACGTGGCCGCATTAAAAGTGGTAGTTACGTTATGAGATACTGATGCTATGGCTGACCGCGCAACAGCGACAGCACGCCCTAAAGGAGTGGGATTTCCGTCTATCGTCGTTGTGATTCTGTTCGCCACTGCCGATAGCCCTGCTTTAGCGCGTGCCAATGCGGAAGATAACGGCCGCACATTCCCCATTAATTGCGTGGTGACAGTTTGGGGAATCTGTCTTAATCTTTGCTTCGCCCAATTGATGGCCCGAGTTAAAGGGTCTGAATCCGCATCTAAATCAACTCGCGTGCGTTGATGTCGATGAACAAAGTTATCTATTTGTTGCGCCGCCTGCCGTACTCTTGCCTGAAAGCTGGCAATCTCGGCGTCAACCTCGACTGTGTGATGATCAGCCATCCGGCGCATTATATCGTTGACACGATCCATACTGCGATTAAATTTTCTTGTCTGTGCTTCAACTATTGCTGTCAGTCTTTCGATCATTCCCTCACCCCATTCCTTGTCCGAATTTTGCAAAGTGGTTGCGGATTGCATCATTAAACCGCTGAACCCCTTTGGCTCGTTTGCCGAGCTCGTTTACATCTGACTTGCGCCATTTGTCGTTATCGCCAGTGATATTGCGCTCCAATTGACGTCTGGCCTTATCCGCATCATACATCTTCTTTTCTTTGGGGCGCTTCTCATTCATGGCATAACGGTGAAACATGGCGTTTTTTGCCATAAGCTCCAATTCATCTATTTTTCGCAATTTGGCCCCTTTGAGCAGAAGCTTGTATTCATTAGGAGTCCATGACATGATTAAATCCACATCATAAACCCCGAGCCAATGTGCGGAGTTCGTAATTATTTGGTCATAGTCGATCCCGTTCTCTCTTTGTATGCCTCTTTCATCATCTTCAAGACTTCCTTGCCGTTCTCTTCGTCCTCCAGCCGTTTCGCTTCCATTTCCGGTGTTTCGTTCGGAGCCGGTTTCTTCCCTTTGTTCATCTTCTCCATCATCTTCCAACGCTGACGGATTACGCCTTTGAAAAAACCCGCCGAGTCCAGCGTTGTGAATGCTTCATTGATCATCTTGTCAATTGCGTCGCCTGTTTCGTCTTCATCAATGATTTTAATAATTGCTTCTTCAATAGCCTCAGTTGATGGCTTTTCTTTCTTCAAGTAAGCGAGTGCACAATCCCAAAAAGCAGAAAGATAGGAAGCCTCTTCGTTGAGCAAGCTCATGTAAATATTCATTGTGCCGCCTTTGCCCTTTTCGTCAGCAGTGGAATATTTTTCGTTTGCCAATCTGTCAAAAGCAAAGTCGCAGCGTGATTTGTATTCTTTATCTCCGATAGTTAAGTAAGCCATTTATAAAACCTCCGATTATTGTTGTATGTTAAAAAAAGAGCCCGGGAAGCCCGGACCCTATAATTCCTTTTCTGTTCGTATCGTAAAATTGGCCGATCGTTCCGATTCCCCGGCCGAGTTCACTGCCGACACGTTAAAAATGTAGGCGGTATCCGGCTTCAGGTTAGGATTCGACGTGTACGAATTCTTTGAGACAGTCGCTATTTTTGCATAAAATCTGTAAATGTTGTAAGATGTCGCCCCTTTCACCGCATCCCATGAAAAACTCACCTGATTTGAAGTGGCGCTTTTCGCAGTTATATTGCGGGGTACGTTAGGGCGTAACCGCTTGTGTTTGCGTAACAATCTCGGTCATTGAGGACTCGCCCGCATCGTTCACAGCAGAGACGTTGACCGTCAGTTTCGTGTCGGCCGCAATTCCTGTCAAGGTGTGGGATGTGCCTGTGACAGTTGCGTCCAGCTGCTTGCTCGCTCCCCTATATACCTTATATGAAGTTGCCCCATCTACCGCATCCCATTTCACGGTCACGCTGTGAGCCGTAGCCGTGAACGATAGATTTTGGGGCGCCTTAGGGCGTAGTTGTTTTTTTGGCATTCTCGCCAAACTGCATGAACTCTTTGGCACCCGCAGAAGATCTGATCTCGTCAATTAATTCTTGAGGCAGAGGATCAAGTTCACCTTTACGGGTCTTACCGAGAACAGGCAATGTTGTTGAAACCTCAATAAACCCATCTTGCGGTGCACTTTTCTCTAAGTTCTCGATGATTGCATGTCCATATTCAGAATCATGCTTATCGTTTTTGTTTTTATTCAGGTTTACTTTCCATACCTGAACTGTCTCTTCGTTGTCATAAGCATCTTCAATCGCCGTTTGACCCGGATCAGAGACAGCAGCATAATATGTCAGTTCGATGCTCTCAGATTTAGGGCCGTACCCAACAATTCGGCCAGACTTTGTTGATTCATCTTTTGTATCTTGTTCTTTCGTATGACTGCCTTCTGTTTGGAATGCGATAAACAGACCTTCAGTTGAAGTAGCATTCATCGGTTGAACAAAGTAAACCTCATCAATACCATTCAATAAATCTGCCATTTTGTTCATCCTTTCAATTGTTTATTGTGAAGCGCATTCTGAGAATGCCGTGACGCGTGTACCCGTCAATATCGGTGATCACCTGCATGCTGCGCATCTCAGAACGGCATAAAGAAAAGCCCTCTACTGTTAGGGGCCTGCTTGTTAACGCTTGAAGCATGAGACTCAGAATCTCCATCGCTTCTTTTTTTCCGTTGTAACCTGACCAGCAGTGTAAAACCACATTGATTTCTTCACCGCTGGATGTCTTGGTTTTAAATGGGGATACATCATCATCGCCCATTGTCACATAAGGTTTTTGCTGATCTTTCGGGACTGCATCAAAGACGCCCGTGACGCGCCCGTTCAGCTCTTCGTCTGTTGATAACCTCTTAAATAGAGCAGCCTGCAACGGCCACAGGGCAGATCGCATGATGACAGCTCCTTTCTATCACATTTGACTGGCAAAATACCGCATGCCTTCGTCCACCGCTGGATTCCAGAACGGCTGTGCCCGCATTCCCCGCGTGACCACCCATCTATTAAGCTTGGTGTCATAATAAACCCACGGCGTTTGCCGGCCGCCGCCTTCCTCTGCGTAAATCCCTGTTCCGTATTCCACATATACGGCATAATCGGCACCAACAGAAATAACGGCCCGTAAGCCGCCCTCTTGGTAGTCGATTTCAATTGAATTTTTCAGGTTCCCCCCGTCTATTGCGGCGGTCGGAGCATTCAGAACAGCATGGCTGTAAATCAGCTCGGCCGTGTCTGTGACCAGTTGTTTAATATCGTCTATGACCCGGTTTCTGAACTCGCTCGTGGCTCTTTGCATCTGCCTGACCCATCTGCCGCTTACCTCAGCCATTGCCCTTCAGCACCCCCGTAACCTGACATTTCAAATTCATAATCTCATGCATGCCGCCCTGGTCGATCGGATCTGATTTGAGAGTCAGCACCTTGTTTTCGTAGATGATCCGCATTGTCTTCTCAATATCATTGCGATACGGGAAATACACATTGCAATCAACCGGATTCTGAAGCTGCTGAGCCTGATAATATTCCCGGGACGTAATCCCCCCGACAAAGGCCTCTGTTGTGAGATAATCGGTGAATTTTTCAACATAGCCCCCGCCGCCGTCCGGCACCTTTTCCAACCGCTGAAACGTTATGACGTGCGGGAATTCCTCATATATCATTTAACTCTCAGCCTTCGATATGGCGTAAGGTGTTTTGTGATGTACCGAGGAAATTCTGTATTGTACGAATAGGACACATCCCCCATGCTTCTTCCCGAGAGTCCAGAAGGATTCATGTTATATTCCGCAGCCTTCGCAACAAAAAGCTTCACGCCAGCTGGTAAAGCCTCCGGATCGAAAGTGTTGCTACAAAAATCACTGGCAGACTCAATCAAAATAGGGACTATTTCAGACAAATATTCGTCATGCCTATCTGTCTTAATCTCTGTCATTCGCTTTACTTGTGCGATGTCCACTGAATCACCTACTCTTCACCTAAGACAATCTTGATCAGTTCGTCTTTAGGCGCTTTAGGGTCAAAATCATATTCATTCTCTTTCAAGAAAGCAATAATCTCATCTTTGTTTACCTTCTGCAGTTGAGCCTCAGTCATATCAAGAAGATCGGCAGCTGGCTTCTCGGCCTCTTCCACTCTCTTAAAACCAATGTGAGAATAAACCACCTCAAAAGCCTTTTCAGTGCATTCAATAGTTTTGGAACCGTTAGATGCTTTCATATCACGCGCCGCCTCCTTCCAGTGCTTTTATCCGATTCTCTAAATCAGAAAGCTTTGCTGTCACATCGTCACCGAGTTTGGCTAAAGTAACTGCCTTTGCACCGATGTTGGCATTTTGTACACTACCAGTGCCGATGTTACGATTTTGGACAGAACCATCACCGATATTGATGTTTTTCACTTCTCCGTCGCCGATCATTTCCGAAGTGATAGTTTTAGGAGCAGGCGCAGACCCCGATAACCCGGTCACCTTCGCACCCTCTTTTATTTCGAGCTCGCCGCCGATCACCAATTTGTCGCCGTTATTAGTGCTATAGTTTTTAGATGTGTACCCCATAAGCTTACGCCTCCGTTGCTGGTGTAATAGCAGCAAAAGCATCATCGGTCAGTGTCATGAATCCGACTTGCTGAGTTACACGGAGAGCAACCATATCTCTCTCATACAAGTTGATCGGGTTTCCGTCTGCATCGACAATCGTTGTCAATGTTGCATCCTCTGAGATTTTGTATTCCATGCCTTGAGGGATTCCGTAACGTGTGTAATTCCAGTCAGCCGCAAGTAAAGCCGCTTTTTCGTAATCCCATGACTTAGAATCCGCATATCCAATCGGAAGGCCAAGAGCCTGCTGTGTGGCGCCGCCTGTCGCATCGTTGAAGATCGGAAGACCATTACCATCCTTTGTGCCGCGGAGCTTTTGACGGAATCGGCGTGTTGTTGTAAAGCCGTTTACATCTTTGTCTGCGTCTTCAACAAGAGCCATGACCCCATTTAACTCATCATATAGATTGCCAAGTGAGTTTAACGCAATTGTGTTACCAGATTCCTTGATTTTTTCAAATACAGATACGCCTTTTGCAAACGGTGAATCTACACCGAATAACGCAGCCTGATCAAATTTGATCGCAAAGGCTTCAGCGATAGCAGGGCGCATTTGTGTGAAGAAATCTGTTACAGAGTAGCGCAAGAATTCTTTAGAAACAGGGATGATGACACCCAATTTCTTTGAAATCATTTTTGCTGTTAACCATTGAGCCTTAGAAGTTTGGATTCTCTCACCTTCTCCAACCCAGTAAGCTCCCGGTCCTGAAGCCAAGTACGTGAATTCCTTCACCGGCTTACTCATTTCTTCATATTTTGCTAGTTTCGTGACAGCAGATTGGGTCATAAACTCTTTTAAAACCAGCGTTCCTTGTTCAGTTGGAACCTTCCCGTTTACTGAGTCTTGCATTAATGCATTGTTCGGATTAAATGTTGGCATTAAAGATAGCCCTCCTTATTTTCTAATACTTGCTTCAGCTGCAAGCGAGCTGATGTCTAAATCTTGATTTGTCGGTTCATTGCTGCCGGACTGGACATCACGGCCATTCTCTTGAAACTTGGATTCAATAGCCTTTTGAAGTGCGGCATTGTACTTCTCTTCGAATGCTCCGAGGTTCTTCATCGTTGATTCTTCATCCTCACCGATAAAGAATTCCACTACATCTGCTGGCAGTTGCTTTTCAGAAGCATAAGAAACAGCTTTGTTTAAAAGCTTTTCACGTTGTGCCGCTGTCTTTTGATCTTCCAGCTCCTTTTCGAGCTTCCTGATCCGCTTCTGCTCTTCTGTTTCTTCTGGATAAAGCTCTTTTACCTTTGCATCAACCAGAGCATCGAGGTTGTTCGCCTTCCACGTATCAAGACCTTTTGTAAAGTGAGAATCCAACCGAGGCTGAATGAGACGTTTTCCTTCTTCTGTATCTAAGAACCCATTCACCTTGTCAGCTGACACGGCAGAAAGTTCATTCAGATACGACTTAACATCTTCGTTTTCTTTATTTTCTTCGAGAAATTTTTTCACATCTTCTAAAGTTGGCATTACATTTCTTCCTCCTTCGCCCTCTACAGTGCGCGCCTGTTATGAGTGCATGAAAAATAAGCCTTTTAACGTCATGCTCAGGACAAAATAAAAAACGCTGCTCGGCGACTGTTATTTTTCACATGCAAAAAGTGATCGTTTCAGTTCACAATAAATTTCGTCATATCCTTTTTTATCTTCAAACTGGGCAGCGACGACCTGCATTTCTATTAATCGCTTGATTCGTTCGTTCTCATCATCACTCAAATAAAAATTATCTTTCACTTTTTGACTCCCCTTTTTTCTCAATGGATTTGTACCACTCTTCATAGGTTTGATATGGGATTGTCTGGCCAGCCCCGCTACCGCCTTCCCTCGCCCTTCTCGTATCAGGCAGGACGCCGTTCACTTTAAACGCAATTGTACAACGGCAGTTAATATCATCTTTGGCATTATTCATGTGCCCCGGAGCCGGCCCGACTCCACCGTAAATTGATTTGAACAGCCCATTGCGTTCTATTGTCTTCCCGTCCAGCTTCCTGTGGCCAGATCGTGTTTTAAGATCCAGGGTAGCGTTCCACATTTTTTTAAGATTACTCCGTTCGGAGGCCTTCTCAGCACTTTCCATCCTCGCCGAGACTTGTACCCTATGAGCTTCTGTTCTCGCCACGTCACGGGCTTTCCTGCGGGCAAATTCGGTTGCTCTTTCAATGCGGCGGGTGATCTTTGAATAATCCTCCCCCGCTTGTAGGCCCTGCGCGACGGAAATTTGAATCTGCCGGATATAATCGTCTCTATGCCGCCTGTATATCGCTGACAAAGTCAATTCAGCTATGGGATTTAGAATGGCCTGCCGGATGACTTCGGCTGTCGGGATGCTAAAACCCAAGTTAACCACGGATTCCATTTCAAATAGATAAGCAGAACGCATATAATTCTCTAAAAACTGCTTGGCTGCTAATGCCTCAACAATAGTCAGAATGGTTTTGAAAGCCTTGTGAGATTCCTCGGCCATCCTCTCCATTTCCTTGTTCAGACGATTGTATTTGTTGGCATCGGCTAAAGTAAGCTGGCCGTCCTTACTGTATTTCGCATACAGCCGGGCAATTTGTGCATTGATCTCCTTTAAGCGAGATGCAAAAACGACATCAATTTTTTGAGCATCCTCAGTGATCATGTCGTCCAGGTACTTATCAATATCATTCTGGTTCATCTTCATCACCGCCCGCGTCTGTTTCCACATCCGTTAACGGCGGCATATTGAGCCTGTATTCCTCTTCTTCCTCTTCCATCTTCTTCAGCTCATACTGGACATCATCAACAAACGACAACAGAGACAGGCGGGTTTCTTCACTTACCATTCCTTTAAGCTGTCCCGTCGTGTTTGCTTCTTCCAGTACATTTGCCGGAAGGTTTCTCTTAAATCCAAACCAAACTTTTTTATAATCTTCCGCTGCCGCTTGCCTTTTAGTGCCCCATGCGGAAAAGATCAGTTTGTATTGATAACGCAGAGCAGCAGTCATTTTCCGCTCCATCGTGATGCATTTGTTTTCAAGCGACATCAATTTATATTTCATCGCAACCCCTGAAACATTCCCGCCAAAAGATTCATCGGAGAAATTGACTGATTTCGCAAAGCGCAGTATATTCTCTTCTAACCTATCAAGATGGTTTTCTATGATGGCATCGTTTATATCCTTTGTCAGATAGCTTACGTCATCTTTTTCGTCATACAATTCAAGGACTCCGCTCTTTTTGAGCTGGTCAAGCGTCTCTTCATCAGCACCAAGCCCTTTTAAAATCAGATATGCCAGCCGGTATTGTTCAATCTCATTCGATGCATCGGACAATGTGCGGTCATACGCATCAATTAACGAAAGAACCTTTTCTGCATCTCCCTTTAACTCCTTGTTATTTGCTAAACCAAATAAGGGGCAGCCATCAAAAAGATGCAAGACCTTTTTATCAAAAGTGAAGGCTGAGCTGTCTTTCGTACTGAAATAATAGACATATTTCTCATCATAGAATTCTGCTTTGGTCTTGCCGCCGTACACCGTGTAGTATCGCAAAGCGTAAGTAGGTTCATGGATGCTTCCGTCAGTAATAAAGGCGCATTCCCATGGATCAATATTTTTTACACGCTCGTTTCCGGAGCGATCAACATAAGCGAGACGGGCGCCGTAACCGCAAATAGAAGCCATCTTCCCCCACTCGCTGTCTTCATCAGCAATGTTATTTTCCATATTAAAATCTTCGATCAGCTGTTTTACAGGTATTGCAGTGCTTGTCGCATCACTCTCATCAAACTCATATGCAATGGGATGACCAAACAGATAGCCCACTTTTGTATCAATGATTTCAGAGTCAAACGAGTTGTTCAGCCGATTGTTTACTTTATGATCAATACGTTTTAATTTTCCTGTTTCAAAATCCTCGTATTCAATGGCTTCTCTGGATAAGATCGGAACGCCTTGAACCTCAGCCTCGTACCGTTCATAAAGCTTTTTCATTCTGTCATGATCTGGCTTATGTTCCTGAATGATCTTGTCAATCAATTCAGGCGTTATGCCGGACTGCTCAATCATGTCTATAAACTGATTCATCAGCTCACCCCTTTCCGCCTTTTCGGTTTATTATGCGAATACAGAGCGTACCGGAGTGAGTCCAGCACGTCGTCCCATTCCTTCACAGGATCGCCAGTCTTTTGATTCCAAACATACATAAAAATTTCCTTTTCGAAGCGAGCGACCTTATCTTTCACGATGAACAATTCATGTCGCTTAAACAGCCGCGCCACTTCCTCGATACCGGATATGACCGCCTTATCAGCGTTCAATGCACGCAGTTTCTCCCTGCGGAACCGCTGAACGTGTTCCGGCCGCGCAGTATCGCAGTAGAAATTGATGTTGCCGTATCGCTCTTTGATGTCCTTCGCTATCTTCACCCAGTAATCAATTTCCTCATGTTGCTTGGCATATTCTTCGAGCAAATAAAAACACCCCTGGTCATCTTGTCCGATTACAACAATAGAACCCGGGTGCTCATATCCCCAGTCAACGCCCGCAAAATACTTTTTGAAATTGACGCGCCTGTTTTCCAATTCCTCAGAGCTGATATAGTGAATATCCTTATTGAAATCCTTGTATATGACTCCTTCAGGCGCCACCCAATAACCGTGTATATCCCGATCTGTAAACATGCCGCTCGGCGTCGATGCCACGATGCTCTCCACATATTCCGGATCGAGAAAATTGTTATCGAACAGCGAGAAATGAAATGACCGGATGTTCAGCCGGCCGCTCTTCAATCTTTGCCCGTCTTTGTCGATATAATCGGTTTTGACGGTATGCATCGGGTTTTCGGGGTTTGTATCCATCATGACCACAGCACCTTTATAAGAGCACCGGGAAATGACTTCCTTTACAAATGAATCATGCAGGGCAGTCGCCTCATTCAGAAACGCACCGGCTGACGTGAATCCCCGCGCTTTTTTCCATGAATTTGCGTTTGCTCCGTCAAAGCAATATACCTGATTACCGAATATCTCAACGGCGCTTGACATATTGAGCTTCAATTCCTTCCCAAGAATCTGCTCTAAATCAGTCAGAACGTTCCGCCTGATAGTTCCCAGATTCGCACCGCCAATGATAAAATTCAGGCCCATATTTTGATACTTACTGACGTGAGCAAGAAACGCCAAAAGGAGCACGAATGTTTTTCCTGCCCTCTTTGCACCGCTACAAATTAGAATTTTGGGTTGCTCTTTAATAAAGCTGTCCCAAACTTCTTTTTGCTTTTTATTCAGTTCCATCGGCGTTCACCATTTTCCTCAACATTGCGGCAATATCATTTTCTTGGGTGTTTCCGTCGCCGCCGTTAACAGCTTTCTTCGTCTTCTCGATATTCAAGCGCATTTGTTCCAATTTGAGGCGCCGCTCATCTTGCTCATGCGCCAGCTGGTCGAACTGTTTGATCAGGCTCCGGAGCTCTCCCATTGCCCGAGATTGAGCGTTTAAGAGAGTCGCATGACGATCCCAAGCGAATTGTATTTCGAACTCTTCTTCAGTGGAAGTTTTTTCAAAATATTCATTGCCCTCTTCGTCCTCTTCTGGAAGATAAGTGTATTTCGCCTTTTTAAGCTCTTTTGCAAGGTCGTCTTTATCCTGCACAAACATAATGCGCTGCGCCCGAATAATAGCCGCATATTGTATCTGAATCTGATCCCATATCATATCAGCAGGGGAACGCTCCTGAATCTCTTCCATGATTTCAAGCGTTTCTTCTGGCAGATACTTTGAGAAAAACCCATGCGAAACCGCGTTTCGATTTCTCTCCGGGGCGCCGCCGTTGTTCCCCAATGCATTTTTATTACCGGGTGGGGCGCCTGCCTTTTTTGTGTGCACACTTTTTTCAGAGGGTGCACCCTTTTTTCGTTCCCAACCATGCCGCTGCTTCCACGATTTAATGGTGTTCATTGACACCCCGTATTTTTCGGCAAGGTCCTTGTATTTCATGCCTTTGGCGTAATCCTTATACGCCTGAATGTGCTTTTCAGCCATCTACATCCACCGCCGCCTCCTTTTGAATTGAGTTGTTTTGGAGATTATTTTTTAGGACTAAACTCGTCATCGTGTGCAAGCTGATGAATAGTGTCTTTCCCTATTTCCACAAGTCCAACAGCCTGCAAATATGATTCTGCGTCGTATACAGTCATCGTGGTGCCGTCTTTCATGTTGAAAGTAGCGACATAGCCATCTATCTCATGAAAGTTCTGTTCCATCCAGTTAATGAGTCCGTTTGTAGGGCCGGGAAAGACTCTTTTCACTTTACTCATCGAATCATCTCCTTCATATTCTCTCTAAACCAAGCCCACACTCAGAGGCTGTCAGCCGCCAATTGTTTTTCTGAGATTTACCGGAATCGGTTTACAAAGAACATAAAAAAGCGACCCTGTTGATTCACAGTGCCGCAGTTAAAATTTTAAACCTGAGCATGCTTAACGCTAAGTCTTATATTGTATTCGAAAACGTCACCGTATTTTTCTTTATCAATAGCCGGTATCATTTCGCTAGTAAACTCTATGCATCGGCCCTGTTCATGAATTTTTTTCAATCGATCAATGGTGAACCCTAAATCATTATGAGCCTTGGAGAATTGTTCAACCTTTTCAGTAGTGATACAGTCGAATAACTCCTTATCAGCGACTGCCCCGGATACCAGTTGATTTATTTGATTTATGTTTAATTGGGGTATTTTTGCATTGTGCAAATGACCAGTAATCCTCACGTTCTCTAAATCAGTTTCTTGTTTCGATGTTTCAGAATTCATCTTACTCACTCCTTTCGTTAGTGAATTGCGAACAAAAGCGCTCTTCATAAATAGGTGGCAACCGTAAGACGAAAAAACACCCTTTTGACAGGGTGCTCATTTCCGCCTATGTTTTTGGAAATCCAAAATATCCTCTTTCAGAAAAAGCCTGTCCCGGGGCATTTCTTTCATCGGCTCCAGTTCCCCGGTCTTCACTAACTGGTTCAGATACTGACGGGTGAACCCCAATATCTCAAGCGCTTCACTTGTATTGAGTATCTCTTCATTCAAGAATTTCTTGATTGCGTCACGCTCTTTAGGCTTGTACATTTTTGAATCATCCTTTTTTCTCGCGATATTTCAAGTAAAGGGAAAATGCTTTCTCGATGATCGAAACAACAAATAAAATGATCAGGCTAATGTCGAGAGCCGTTTTCAATGGTCCCGCTGCCACATCCTGACGGAAAAACAGCATATACGCCAGGGCGAGAAGAACAACAATATCGGTGGTGGACTGTACACTTTTCATTTTTTTGAAAGTGGCTGGCTTTCAAGTATTTTTCTTTAGTCGCCGCATTTGCTATACTTGGAGCAAGGGAGAAGCGCTACCTTCTCCCTCGGCTCAAAATCATCTGCGCTTTCTTGGACGTCTGCGTTTTTTGATTTTGGGCTTTTTTGTTTTAAGCTTTTCCCTGATGATGAGGACTTTCTCAACAACTGTGAGAGTTGTGAGGATAATCCCCAGTACCAATGCGATTTCAGCCACTTTCTTTCCCTCCTTTCTATACTTTAATTATACCTCGTTTATTTACTCACGTCAAGTAATTTAATGGACTTTTTTCATTATATCTCCAATAAAAAAGAGCCTATTCACGCTAAACAGAATAGGCTGTGATCTGCTCTATTTTTCATTTTCAGGCGGGAACGTTCGATGTTCTTCTGCACGGTTCCTTTTTTAATCCCCAATATCTGCGCTATCTCTTCGAATGACATGTTTTGCACAGCGTGCATCATGAAAATGTCTTTTTCTCTTTCGGTAAGCACGGATAGGGCATCAGCGATTCTTTCCTTATCCCAATCACTTACCTCTCCCTCAGCCTCTTGAACGATTGCGTATTCTTCCGGCAGCGCATCAATTAAGCGCGGATCAGCAAGAATCGTCCTTTGATATGCGTCTCTTCTGTCAGCACCTCGGCGAGCGCCCGGCTGTCTTCCGTTCTGCAGCCATTCAAGAGTGAATTCAATGTCACTGATCATACTACTGATAATCTTTTTGTCGTTGATCTGTTCAGCCGTCAGATTGACTTCAGCTGTATCTTTGTAGAGCCGATACATTTTTCTTGTTTCTCTTAAAGCTCGTTTGTACTCAATGATTAAATCTTGCATTCTGATTCCTCCCCTTATTTGCGCTTAAATGCGCCGCCCTTGCCTCGTTTAAGTCTTTGCATGTCTTGTCCCATCATTTGCTGCCAAAAGCGTTCAGATCGCTCCTGCGTGTTTTTATTGGGCTTTTTCTTTTTCTGCTTCATGTCATCCCTCCGCTCAAATAAAAAACGGACACCAATCAGAGCACAGTGATTCTGTGCAATGATCAGTGTCCGCAGGCTTTCCGTCTTGGACTTATTCAGTTAGATTCGTTCTTATTCTTCTCTATATACTTATCAATATCTTGAAAAAACGCCGCGGCCGTGAATGCGAGAATTGCGCCTATTAACGTGATGTTTGCTTTCATGTCCGGCCTGTATTCGTACTGAAAATAAAACCAGAATCCTAACCCCATCAGCAGAAAAACTATTCTCAGCGCCATCGAATCCCCCTTATTTGATTTGGAATTTTGCTGATTCAAATGTTCCGATATAGTTCCGTTTGCCGGAATCAGAGTAGCAGTCCAGCTGGATGACATAGGTTCCCTTTCCGGTCTTATTCCGGATCGTTTTCACGTTGAATGATTTCAGAGGCGTTGCCGTTTTGAAGCTGCCCCGCTGTACCAGATTCGTATCAGTCAACCCGCCACCGCTGCGCTTCTTGTATACGCCAGCCGTGTAATAAAGAGTTCTTGAGCCTTTTTTCTCGGCTTTCCAGTCCACCGTTGAGGCGCCGGCCGTGTATGTCGCGGCATCCGTAAACACCCGTCCGCTGTACCCGGATTCATTTTGCCAGCCGGACCATGCGGCGGAAGCAGACGGCGCAACGGCT